GGATCGAGTAGGCACCGAATCCCGAAGGGCACTTCAAACAGCTCGAGGTCCGTCGCGGCTTCGATCCGCTCGTTGAACTCAGATGCCAGCAGCAAGATCGCCTGCTTGATCGACGCCGGGACCTGCTCGGGATCATTCCCGTCCGTGCCGTAGCCGGCGACGTACCGCACGACCAGCGAGTTGAACAGACGCAAGCCTGATGGCCATGCGCTTCCCTCGGTCAGCAGCAGCCGCGCCGGCGCGCTCGTGGCGTCCAGCGCATAGCCTGCACTGCTCATCACTGTGGGGGCGCCGGCACCGTTGTAGCTGGTGACTGAGGTGACGCTGATTACTGGACACGTCGATAGGAAGATCGGCCCGACGTGCGTGATGTCGCCGTCGACCACGGTCTGTTCCCATACCTGACGCATGAAGCCGCGGCCGGTGTAGCGTTCCACCCACTCGCGCGCGACCTTCAGCCGCAGTTCAACCAGCCCGTCGCTGTCGTTGCTGTTGACGAGACCGTGCAGTGTTGCGAAGGCCACGTCGACCGGTTCCACCGTGGGACCTGAGATCCGCGTCGCGCGCGTCCGCACGCGCCAGGCGGTAATCAGATCTCGATCGGGAGAACCGGTCGAGGCCAGCCACGGGAGCGTGATCATCAGTCCGTCTCAGAGACCGGCGGTGACTCAGGCTCCACAGAGGGAGGCGCCGGATCTGCCTGGGCGTGAACGTGCCCCGCGAGCTCCGGCGCGTTAGGATCGATCCGTCCGTTGAGGACGAGCAAGGCGGGGACGACCTCGTCGTCCCCGAACCATGCCGCCACATGCGGAGGGATCGCCTCTGGCGGGTACTGCGTCAGGATTTGGCCTGGCTGGTACCCGTTCCACGGTTGCAGTAAGAGGGCCTTCATGGTGACCCTACGTCTGGTGAACGCCCGCCTTGATCGGCCCCGTGCCCGCGTTGAGCAGGTTGCCGTCGTAGCGGCCGAATGCGAAGAACCCGGTCTGGTGGAAGTCGATGTAGCGTTCGCGCGACGCGAGGATCGCCACACTCCGCACCTCGCGGACGTAGTACTTCGAGAAGTCCCCGAAGAGGATCGTCCGCGCTAGGTTCGCGAACGTGCTGGTCATGTCGTTGTTGATGAAGATGCGATAGCCGAGCAGGCGATCGGGCTCGCCCGCCACGAGCGACGGCACCCAGAGCGGCCGGCCCGTGGTATCGGTGAATCCGGCGAGGTTCTGCAGGATGATGTCGTTCATCATCCAGCCGGTTTTCTCCCCGCCATTCCGATAGGCGATGTCGACGCCGTGCAGGATCTTGAGGATGTTGCGGTACGCCGTGCCGTCCGACGAAGAGCCGAAGCCGGCAGACGTGCCGGTGCCCAAGTTGACCGCCGTCGCCTGGACGACCACACCGAAGGGCAGGGTCGTGCCTCCGCCCGTGGTGAAGTGCTCGTTGAGGATGCGCCCGATACGCTCGCCAAGCGCGCGCCCGAGGAAGTCCGACATCGGGACGCCGCTGTCCTGAAGCAGTTCTTCGGGGACCAGCACACCGTCCGAGGAGTACTTGAACGCGCCGAGGACCATCTGACCGAACGCCGGATCGGTGAGCGTCGCCTGCGTGTTGATGGTCAGAATGCGGCCCTTGGTCGCCGTCCCGTTGAAGGTCGGGAACGGCAGGTTCGCGCCCGTCTCCGTGCGGATGGTCGTGGCGACCTGCAGCATCGGGCCGAAATAGAGTCGCGCCTCTTCGAGGGCCCGGTTCATCTCCTGGGAGATCAGATAGCCGCCGGCCGTGGTCGTCACCGTCAGCGCACGGGTCTCCCACTTCTGCATGTCGTCGTGACGCACGGACCGCGGCTGCAAGGGCGCCATGTAGAACGGAAACTCGTCCGAGTTCAGGTTGACGCCGAGCTTTGTGGCCGCGGCTTTCCACTCCGATCGAATGTCGACCGAGGACCCCAGCCGCGACAGCATCCACGCGCGCAGCGCCCCGTCGCACTCTTCGTGCGTGGCGCGCTTGTGATTGCCGTTCTTGTTGTCGCGCTCGATCGCTTCGAGCCGGCGAAGCTCGTTCGGATCCGTGGTTCGCTCCGCCCTCGACAGTTCCTCTTTCATCTCGAGGTGCATGTCGAGCCGGCGCTTCTGCTCGCGCAGCGGCTTCATGTCCGCGAAAAGCTTGTCGAAATTGGTGATGTCTGCCGAGGGCCACTGATCGACGCCCGCGTTGCGGGTCACGATCTCTTCAGACTGGGCCTGGAGGGTGCCGAGTTTGTCGCAAATCTCCTGGTGCGTCATGTGCCTGTCCTTCAAGTGGTCGCCTGAAGGACAAGGCCCAAAACACGAAGGGCGCAGCCAGCAGGCGAAGCCCAAACCGTGTTTGGAGTTCACCAACGGACTGCGCCCAGGCACCTGGTGCGCGAGTTCGTGCTTGATTGTCACTGTCCAGCGGCCGGGACATCCCGACACCGACTGACCAGCTCGGAAATTACCCTACACGATGTAGGGGTGCTTGGCAAGGAGTATCACCCCTTGCTGATCTCGTGCCACTTCTCTCGCCAGTTGTAGCCCGACACGCTCGGACGCAATTCCAAAAACATTTCCAGCGACCGCTGAGACACCTCGACGGATGTGCCCTCGTACGCGGGGAAGGCCGTTATGCTCACCTCTCGGAACGCCATGTCCTTGACGCTTCGGAGCGGCAGCCCATCGTCGGTATCAAAGTCCCAGTGTTCCCCGTCGCGTGGCACGAGAAACCCAAAGGACATCCCGTCGACGTCGCCACGTTCCACGCTCTCCACGTAGCGGCTCGCCCACTTCGGCGGGTCGAGGTCGATTTCCAGCCCGCGCGGCATCTTCCGAAAGCCGAGCGTCCCCGCCCGGCGGCTGCCGAGCACTTCGCTCTCGTTGTGGTTCCAGAGAGCTTTCACCTCAGCCCCAGACGACAGAATCCGGTCCACGGCACTCGGAAGGATCCGCTCACGAAACGGCCCGATCCGTTCGGACATGAGGACCTTGGAAATCGTGTTGAACGTGACGGCTACACCGCGGAGGTGTCGATCGCCGGACGTGTCGACAGACACACGCTCAGGGGATACCCGGCGCTCCTCGAAGGCAACGTCCTTTGTGCTCATGACAGACTCCCGATGTAGAGGATCTCGTCCGCCAGAATGGCGTCCGCAACCGCCGATGGCCGTTCCTGTTCCCACCGCAGTAAGAGCTGCTCGAGCGCGCCGTGGAACTCGTCCGGCTCGGCGCCCGTGAGGACCGCCTCAAGTTGTCGCTCGGACAGCGCGCAGTGCGACTCCGCCAGCGCGCGCGCGACCGTCCGCGGATCCTCGTCCGACCGCTTCCAGGCCAGGTGCGTCAACACGGCCGGATAGAGCGCCTCCGCGCACACGTCCCGATGTGTCTGATAGAACGCCTCGGCCCACTTCCTGAGACTCTCCGGGGTGACCTGGCGCCGGCGCGCGCGGTCGACTTCCGGCCGCAGAAGTCGCGCGACGACGTCCACGATGAGCGCCCGGTGCGCCGCAACGACGCGCGACAACCGGTCGATTTCGTCCGCCTTGCGGGCCTCGAGCGCCGCCGAGGTCGTCTCGGCCTGGGCGCGGGACTCAGCCGCCAGCCGTTCCGACTCGACCTGCGACCGTTGCGCCTCCGTCACCATGACGGTCTGTTCGGACAACGCGCGGAGATCCTCTACCAGCGCAGGGATCAACTCCGACGTGATCCGGTGCATATCGGACGCGCGTGCCTCCTCGAGCGCCGCGATGAGTTTCGTGTCGGCCGCAGCCACCAAGGCCGCTCGTTCGTCAGCCAACGTCGCGACGGCCGCCCGCGCCTCGTCAGACGCGGCGGCGCGCCGCTCGGCCTCCAGGCGTGCCGCGACCTCCGCCTCATGCGCCAACCGTTCGGCCGCCCGCACCTCGTCCGCCTCCGCCAGGGCCGCGCGTGCGACGCGCAAGGCCTCCGCGGACTCCTCCGCCGCCGTCCGCTCACGCGCGGCGATCGCTTCGAAGGCCTCCCGCTGCGTGGTCTCCTGGGCCGCTCTAGATTCAGCCGCGACCGCGCGCGCGACGTGTTCTTCGGTGCGCAGCGTGGCCGACCGGATCTCAGCGATCAGCGCCTGCATACGCTCTGCCTCCTCGTCAGGATCGGTATCCTTCGGCGCCGGCAACGCCTTCGGCGGGGGCGGGGCCTTCTTGGCCTCAATAGTGACGTTGATCCATTCGTTGTATCGCTCGGCTGGGATCATATTCAGCGGCACGAGGTGCATGTCGCCTTCCGGGCCGATCGGGTTCATGTTCTCTTTTCGGAGAATGTCGTTGATCGAGTAGGCCCCGATCGCGTGCATCTTGGAGTAGAACTCCGCGCGCTGCGTCGAGTTGCCGCGCATGACCCCGTCGAGGTTATGCTCGATCGTCTGCTGGCTGTACTCCAGTGGAGAGACGAGCTTCCGCGTCAACTCCTGTTCCCACATCTCCAGCCAGCCCGACACGGTCCCGACGTAATACTGCAGCTCCTGCTCTTCAATGTTGGTGAAGTGCGCGTTTTCGAGATCCCCGAGCTTGTGTGGCGGCATCGTCAGCCACCTGGCCACCTCGTTGATCTGGAACTTCCGCGTCTCGGTGAACTGCGCCTCGTTGGGTTTCGTGCCGCGCTCGGTGAACTTCGAGCCGGCGCCGAGGACGAGGATCTTGTGCGCGCGCTCGACGCCGGCGTGGACGGCCTCGATGGCTTTGCGGACGTTGTCCTTGGTTTCTTCGCCTTGCACACCTTTCAACGAGGTCGGCACCTCGACCACCCCGCCGAACGTCGCGCCGTTCCCGAAGAACGACGCGCCGAACTTCTCCGCTGCCACGCCCAACCCGAACGACTCGCGTGCGTGCATCACGATCCCGTGGCCAAGGACGCCATCCGTGCTCAGACTGCTCAGGTGAATCATGTTCGCGGATGGGACGTCTGTCTCTCCGCCGCTGTAGTTGGTCACGCGGTAGAAGAGCCGACCATTCTCCGTCCTGAGCGGGCAGACGCGCGTCGGGACCAACGGATACATGCCGGCTGGCCGGCCGAGCGTGTCACGGATAATTTCCGCGTAGGCGTTCCCGTAGAGCAGGCAGAGCGCCTGCATCGTCTCCCGAAACTTGAACGACGTCATCTCCGGGTTGGGTTCGTCGTGCAGGATCCGGTACAGGTTATGCGTCTTGAACTTGTCCTTCCCGCCGGTGCGCGTGTTGTTCCGGTAGAACTCGAGCGGGAGCTTCGCGACGTCCCGCGAGAGCGTCGACACCCCACACCAGACGGGCGAATAGTTCAGCGCGTTCGATTCGTCGATCGAGACGCCGGCCAGTCCACTCGAGCTCTCACCGAAGAAGCTCTCCCAGGTGAGCGGGCGCGGCGGAGGCGGCACGGCGCGGATCGCGACGAGCATCTTATAGAGTTGCTGTCTCATAGCACCATCACCAGATCCTCAGCCGTGTAGGCCTCCTCGTTGAGCGCGCCCGCCGCGATCGCATCCGTGCGCGCCTCCCAACTCAGCGCCGACGCCATCGCCGCGTCTATCTTGTGCGGGGAATCGTGCCGGTCCTTCTGAATCAGATAGAGCCGTTTCCCCTGCTCGTCGACCTCGCCGGGGAGATCCTTGCGCCGGCTGTTGCCGAGATGACGGGTCAACCGCTTATCGCCGTCGTGCGAGATCTGCCCCTCTCTGATGGCGGTGGTG